GTGGTCGTGGCCGCAATGTGCGCATCGTCGATCACCGCCGAGGACACCACGGCGGCCTTCAGTTCGTTGATGGCCGCGACCAGATTCGACTTGTCGGTGGTGGTGAGGTTGGCCAGGTTGCCCGCCTTGGCGCGGACGTCGTTGAATTCCTGCGCGACGCGGATGACCAGGCTTTCGATACGGGTAGCAAGACTCATGTTTTCTCCTTGTGATGTCAGGACAGCCAGCGGCTTTTGATCACGCGCCGACCGGTGTTACGGTTGCCAGAAACAGCGAGGCCACCGCGTTGGGTGGCCTCGTTGATCGATTCGGTTGTTGTTTCAGGGGGTGGCGGACTGGCCACCCCAAGCTGCCGCTCCAATTCCCGCCAGTGGCGTTCCTCGAAGCGATCCAGGCCCGCCGCCGATGCGGCCGCGCGGGCGTAGACGTAGCAGTCGAGCGCCTCATTGCGCTCGCGCATCTTTTGCCACTCGCGCACCGGGAAGCCGTTGCGGTCGCGGCGGGTGATCAGTTGCTCCGCGCAGAGTTGCTGGATGAACTCGGCGTCGATCTTGGGCAGATGGACGAACCCGGCCGGGAACACCGTGGTCAATCCATCCTCGCCAACATCTGCGCTCTTACGCAGGTTGTTGTAGAACTCCAGCTTGGCGATGCTGACTGCCACCGTGTACACCTTGATGCCACGGCGCAGCTTCTTGCCGCCCTGCGAGACATCGATGGCGGTCGGCGTGCCGATCAAGGCTGCGCCGCGCGGAACACCTTTTACCGCCATCACACGCGGATCGCGGCAGGCCCGCACGAAGGCATAGGCCTCCTGCGTGGCAAAGCCGGTATCCAGTGCGAAGCGCGCCAGCGGCATCGCCGCGCCGGAGGCGTGTGTCCAGGTCTCGGCCAGCATTCCAGCGAGGCGCTTCCACACCGTGTCGCGGGCGGTGTCACCCATCAGCACGCGATGCTCGACCAGCCAGGACTCCTTGCCGCGCCCAAAGGCCCAGACCGACGCCTCGATGCGATCTTTCTGCACGTCGCCCGCGCCGACCAAGAGCAGACCGCCTTGCGGCACGCTGCCGACACGGTAGTCCTCTCGGCGCTCGACCAGTCGTTGCCAGTCCGGAGCTTCGCCTTCCTCGACCCAGGTTTCGCCAAGCTCGGTGTTCTTGAAGGTCTTGATGGCAGCGGCCGATCCCGACTCCTTACTGACAGCTGCTTCCCACGCAACGGCGATCTCGCGCCAAGCACGCCAGCCCACCGGGCTGTACAGCGATGACAGGTGGAAGCCCGCCGTCTTGCCCGTGCCATCGGTAACCATCGCGCGCCATTCACCGTGTTCCAGCATCCACGTCTTGTGATGCTCGGCAATCGCGGAGTCACACGACTCGCAGATGTAGGCAGCGGTTTCCGGTTGCCCTTTGTCCCAGCGCAGCTGCTCGAAGCGTAGCCACTGACGGTGCGAGCAATGCGGACACGGCACGAAGTAGCGACGTTGGTCGCTGGCCTCGTACTCGCGCTCGATAGCCGACGCCCCTGAGATCGTCGGCGTCGAAACGATGAAGATCTTGCGCCGAGCAAAGGTGCGTGTGCGGGCTTCGGCCAGCGAGATCGCATCGCCTTCGCCCTCGACGTCCAACGGATAGCCGTCGACCTCGTCGAGGAACAGATACCGCACCGGCATTGAGCGCAGCCCGACCGCGCTGTTGGCCCCGGTCATCACCAGCACGCCACCCCGGAACTCCTTGGCCAGGATGGTGTTGCCGGAATCCCTGCTGCGCGCCGGTGCAATCAGTTCGGCCAGTGCGGACGACTCCTCGATCAGCGGATCGATCCGCTGCTTGGAGTTGCGCTTGGCCATCTCCACCGTCGGCCACACAGCCATCATGGGCCCGGGTGCGTGATGGATTACATAGCCGATCCAGTTCGATCCCATCTCGGTCGCGCCAAGCTGCGCCGCTTTCATGAACACCACACGGTCGACCGGCGAGGTCGGCGACAGGCAATCCATGATTGCTTTCAGGTACGGCGTGCGGCTGGTACGCCAGCGCCCGGGCTCGGCGGACGCCTTGCTGGAGAGCATCCGATGGCGATCCGACCATTCGGACACGGTGAGCAGCGGGTCGGGCGTCAGTCCTTCGCGCCACGCGCGTTCTATCTCGGCAGCGCCTTCGTAGTCCATGTCCATCAATCCACCCTTGGGCGCATCTCGCCCAGTTCCTGCAGGTGCTCACGCACAGCTGCCTCCAGGGCGATGTGCATCGTGTGAGGATCGACGCCGAGCTTGGCTGCCATCTGTGCTGAGATGCGCGCGGGCCAGTTGAGCCACGCATCGCGTTCGGATCGCGCCAGCTTGAAAACGTGGGCGATGGCCTGTGGCCGATCCACCAGCTCGCCCTTGAGGCGGGCCAGACGCACCTTGTTGGTTTGCGCTTTGACCACTTCGTTGACCGTGCGCGCTTGCAGCAAGGACGTGCCGCCTGCTGGCAATGCGGCAGGCCCGTCACCGGTGGTGCCGCTGGACTCCGGCACGGAAACCTTGACCGCGCGGGTGGCCGTGCCATTGCGCGGCGCATCGGAATTACGTGCCCACTCCCGGTCGACGCGCTCGGCATCAATCGTTCCGTCTGCCTCCGGCGTGATCCGCCCAGCAGCGATGGCCTTGCGCACCGCTGCATCGGACACCCCTCGGTGGCGTGCGTAGGCACGAATCGAAATACCCATATTTCCCCTTCGGGGCACCTTCAATCATTTGTTCGTCATTCATGCGGATTGAGCTTGGCTTCCATCTGGAACAGCGCGTTCATACGTTCGTCATCAACACCATGAAAGGACACGGACATGAGCAAGCTCGAACAACTCCTGACCCAGATCGCGCAAAACAAGCTGGGCATTGAAACCCTGGAAACCCGCCGCTCGGACAGCCTCGATTTCCACGATGTAGCGGTCTGGTGCCTACGCGATGCGCTTGAAGCCGCCTTCAACGCGGGTCTTGAGCAGGGGCGCAATGCCAACCCGTCAGACAAGGCCAACACCTGATTGCGAAGCGAAGAAGCCAAGCAGAAAGCGCTTGGCTTCACTTGAGAACAGCGCGTTCATCACATCACCGTCCACTACATCGAAGGAGCAAAACGTGACCACCACCCAACTGACCCCTGCCCAGCACGCGATCCTGGCCCACGCGGTTGAACACACCAGCGGCAAGATCGACTGGTTCCCCGACAACATCAAAGGCGGCGCACGCAAGAAGGTGCTCGACGGACTTTTCAACCGCGCACTGATCACCACCGACGGCATCGACTGGTTTGTCGCTGCGGAGGGCTACGACGCCCTGGGCATTCCGCGTCCCGACGTGAACAGGAAGGGTATCGGTCAGTTCGAAGCCAATCTCGACCGGATCATCGCCAACGCTGAAGGCGCGCCTGCGGCCGCGAGCGATCCCGAACTGGAAGCCGCCGTAACCGCCGCCGAAGCCACGTGGGTCAAGCCGCGCACCCGCGAGAACAGCAAGCAGGCCGAAGTGATCCGGATGCTGCAACGCCCCGAGGGCGCAACCATCGGCCAGATCTGCACCGCCACCGGTTGGCAGGCGCACACGGTGCGCGGCACCTTCGCCGGAGCCTTCAAGAAAAAGCTTGGCCTGAACATCGTCTCGGACAAGCCGCAGGGTGGCGAGCGGATCTACCGCATCGCATGAAAACGAGCACAGTGAGTTTCGGCAAAGCCAAAAAGACGGCGAGAGGAGCCATGAATAGCTTGGCTTCTCTCCCCACCAGCGCGTTCATACAGATGTCGTGATTGACGACGCCATACCAGGAGAACCGCCATGAGCACCATGACCATCACCATCGAACGCACCCCACGCACCCTGCAGTTCGCAGGCCAAAACCTCCAGGTCGAAGAGTTGAGTATCCGCCTGCCGTTTGCACGCAAACCTGCCGACCTCGGCGAACTGGGCGGTCGCGACCAGCACAAGGTCTACGTCACCGAGACCAAGGAGCTCACCCCTGCCGAATTCGACGCCTTTGGGCGCAGCCTGCTGGTGTCACGCGACTGGCTGCGAGGCAAGGGTGGCGGCACTGGCGACGGCTACCTCTGCGTCGAGGTCACTGCTCCCGGACGCCCTTACCTCTACGTCAATCCCGAGGGCGGTGATTACGCCCGCTACGTAGCCCGTCTCGGGTGATCGAAATTGATCGAGAAAGAAGCCAGGAACAGCTTGGCTTCTTAATCGAACAGCGCGTTACTACAGGTATCGCAACGATCAACCCGGAGAAAACGCCATGACCAACAACCAGATCCCCACCACCCAGAACGAAGCCTGGGGCTTTTGGGGCACGATGAACGAGCACGCGGAAGCGGCATGGCCCTTGACCATGACCGCCATCTCGGACGCCACGCACCAGCCGCTCGAATCGGTTCGGATCTTCCTCGACAGCCGCCACGGACGCCACTTTGCCGACGACGTCCAGAACGGTTTGTACCAAGGCCAAGCCTTGCAGGATGCGATCAACGCCGCCACCCAACGCTGGATGGGCTGGACGATTGGCCGCCAGACCAGCAAGCAGCACGGCATACCGCGCGGCCTGCCTTACCTGACAGGCATTGTGATCCACTGCGAGATCTGCGAAGAGTTGGCAGCCTGATGAAAACACCTGCCAACGAACGAGAGCAGGCCCTGCGTTGGCTGATTGCCAACCGGCGTCCCGACATCTCCATCGAGCAGGCCGTGCGCGTCATATGCATGGCACTGCCGCGCGATCTCATCACTATGCAAATCCTGCGGCGTATCGCCGAGGAAGAAGAGGCCAAGCAGCCCGGCCAGCCATTCAACTGGCGCACACTTCCTGGTCTGCCGCCTCGCGGATAGCCGTCTGGCCGGTGAAGTCCTCCCACCGGCGCACGATCACATCCACGTACTTCGGATCGAGTTCGATCAGCCGCGCGACGCGACCTGACTTCTCCGCTGCGATCAGCGTCGTGCCAGAACCGCCGAACGGATCGAGCACCACGTTACCCGGGCGGCTCGAATTGCGGATCGCCCGCTCCACCAGCTCCACTGGCTTCATCGTCGGGTGCAAGTCGTTCTTCTGCGGCTTCTTGATCGCCCACACATCGCCCTGATCACGGTCACCACACCAGTGACGTTGCGCACCCTCGGGCCATCCGTACAGGATTGGTTCGTACTGGCGCTGGTAGTCGGCGCGGCCGAGCGTGAAAGTGTTCTTGGCCCAGATGATGAACGTCGACCACTTGCCACCAGCGGCGCGGAAGGCCGCCTGCAGCACATCCAGTTCGCTGGATGACATCGCTACGTAAATACCGCCCCGGCAATGTGTGACGGTGGGCGTCAGTGCTGCCAGAAGAAAGTCATAGAAGCCATCGCCCAAGTTGTCGTTGAGGATCGCGCGATCCTTTCCGCGCATCTTGTCCTTGGCGCTGTTGGCGTAGTTCACGTTGTACGGCGGGTCGGTGAAGACCATGTCTGCCAAGTCGCCTTGCATCAGCCGGGTATAGCTCTTTGCCACGGTCGAGTCGCCGCACAGCAGCCGGTGCTGACCCATGATCCAGATATCACCCGGACGCGAGATCGGTGTCTCGCCAACATCCGGTACAGCATCCTCATCGGTCTGGCCTTCGTTGTTCGGCTCGTCGCCCACGATCAGTTCGGCCAGGGCGTCGGCGTCAAAGCCGGTGATGTCGAGGTCGAAACCGTCCAGCTGCAGCGCCTCCAACTCGATCCGCAACATCGCATCATCCCAGCCTGCGTTCTCGGCGATGCGGTTGTCCGCGATGACCAAGGCGCGGCGCTGAGTTGGGCTCAGGTGATCGAGTACGACCACGGGCACGATCTCCAGCCCGAGCTTCTGCGCAGCCGCCAAGCGCCCATGCCCGGCGACGATGATGCCGTCACTGCCTGCAAGGATCGGATTGGTGAAGCCAAACTCGGCAATCGATGCGGCGATCTGCGCCACCTGATCATCCGAGTGCGTCCGCGCATTGCGTGCATAGGGCAGCAGTTTGGCGGTTGGCCACTGTTCGATCTTGTCTGCCAACCAGTTCATGCCAGCACCTCATCATCAACGGTTGTGGCGCGCTCGGCGGCAACCTGTTCGAACGATTGACCTGTTGCCAGCAGCGTGACCGGCACGCCAGGGTGGTTCTGCTGAAAGCGCTTGATGGCCACGTCCACGTACTCCGGCGCGATCTCCATGCTGCGACAGAGGCGGCCAGTGCGCTGCGCGGCCAGCATCGTGGTACCGCTTCCACCGAAGGGCTCGAACACAATGTCTCCGGCTTCGGTGTAAGCCTCGATGGCAAACTCCGGCAACGCCACCGGGAACACAGCCGGGTGATCGATGTCCTGCCCGATCTTGCCCTTGTGGCGCATCACGCGGATCACCGAGTCGGGGATGCGAGTGTCCTGCGTCGGCTGACCCTTGTGTGTCCAGCCGCCGACCTCGCCATCCTTACCGCGCATCGCCGTGGACGACCCGTCAGCGCGCAGGTGTGATTCCTGGCCTGCGTGCTTGCAAGGCACGATCTTGTTGGGTTTGCGGGTGCTGCGATTGAAGTGGAAAACAAACTCGAAGCTGGGAGCAAGTCGGCCCTGCCAGTCGCCAGGCATGCCTGGCCCCTGATCCCAGACGTACCACGCGAAGCGCCGCCACCCTTGCTGACGCATCCAGGACAGCCAGCCGTCCCAATAGGGGATGACTTCGTTGTCGCGGTGGATCAACCCAAGGTTGACCAGCACCTGTCCGTCGCCCGCCATCGGCAAATGCGCGAACACACCGCGCATCAGTGCATCCCAATCGGCGATGCCGCCGGAGGTGTAGTCGCGTTGATTGCCATAAGGCGGCGAGGTGAAGCACAGCTGTGCGGTGTCACCCTGCATCAGCGTGGCGACAATGGCCGGGTCGGTGGCGTCGCCACAGATCAATAGGTGCGAGCCGATGGCCCAGACATCGCCTTCGCGCGACACTGCGATCACTGGCGCAGCAGGCACATCGTCTGCTGCATCGGGTTCGTCGGCGTCTGCTTCATCCTGCACCACCGGTTCTGCTTCAGTGGACGTGGCATCAGCCAGCAGCGCGTCGATCTCGATGTTCTCGAAGCCGGTCAGCGACAGCTCGTAACCTGCTTCCGAAAGCTCCGCCAGTTCGAGCGCCAACATCTCCTCATTCCAGCCAGCGTCAAGCGCCAGTCGGTTGTCGGCGATGACCAGCGCACGTTTCTGCGCAGTGCTGAGGTGAGCCAGTTCGATCACCGGCACTTGATCCAGCCCGAGCTTGCGAGCAGCAGCCAGACGACCGTGGCCCGCGATGATGCCGTTGTCGCCATCAACCAGAACCGGGTTTGTCCAGCCGTATTCGACGATGCTGGCGGCGATCTTGGCGATCTGCGCATCGGAATGCGTGCGCGGATTGCGGGCGTAGGGAATCAGCGCCTCGACCTTGCGGTACTCGACGTTGAGCGTGTTCAAAGATGATGTCCTGAAAATGGAAAACCCGCCGACGAAGCCGTGGGCGGGTTTCGGGTTAGTGCGAACTGGCGGGGTGCGAACTGCGAACCGTGCGAACCTTGGTTCGCACCCTGACGCTAAAAAAGCGCCGCGCTCGCTCCTCCCGCATTGGTTTTTGGCCAGGAAGGACCCGTTGATTTCCGGGCTGCTTCCTCTGCCGTCACCTCTGTCCAGACGATAGATGAATACTACGCAAGATCAGGTCGTTTTGTTGCAGGGGCAAAAACCGCTGATTGCCGCGTGATGGCGCACATCCCCGACCATACGCGCCAAATCACGCCAAAACCCTACGCGACCACCACACCATTGAGTTGATCTGCGACCGTCTGCAATGCCCGCTGCCAATGCCGCCATGCCGTTGTGCGGTCGCATGCAAAGCGGATCGTGATGTCACGCCAGCCATAGCGCTTCGCGCGCATCCATACGAGATGCCGTTGCTCAACTGTGAGCCACTGCACCCAGCGCATGACTTCCAGCATTCGTTCAATCGCGTCTGGACTCGGCGGAAAGGATCGATAAACCCTCTCGTCAGCAGCAAAGGTCTCCCACTCGTTTCGGACAATGGCGGGCCAGCAGTTGAAGTAACCCTGCACTCGAACAGGAGGCAACCGTCGACTGGTGCTTGCTGCCTCTTCAAACCGAGCAGCAACGTCCTCGATAGTCCACTTAGTCATTGCGTCGCCCTCCGTAGAGCCGGTCACCGATGCGTCGCACGATCTCGCGTTCGATGAAGTCCAGACGTTCGTCGGATGCGTTGACCACCAGGATGTGTTGGTCACGCCAGCCCCGTTCCTTGATCGAGTCCAGATCCGTGGCCTGCGGCTGCAGACGACCCAGGGGGCAGCGGTATTGGGGAGTCGGCACCTTCATGTCACACCTCCTGTGTCTCGACAGCCCAGTGAAGCAAGGCCAGGGCGTCGGCTTCGTTGTCGTCGACTGGGGTGTGACCACGCAGGCGGACAGACGCGATCATGTCGTCCTTGCCCGCATTGCCCTTGCCGGTCGCGTGCTTTTTGATCGTGCCGACCGGAACGCCTTGGTACGGAATGTTGTGATGCTCACACCATGCGGTCAGGTGTCCCATGAAGCCACCGTAGGCGTGCGCCGCATCAACGCCAGCGTGCCGTCGAACTTCCTCGAAGAACACCGCGTTGATGTGGTTGCTGGCCGAGAGCAGTTCATTGAGCCAGCGCTTGAAACGGAGGAAACGCATGCCGCCTCCCTCAAATCGCTGCGGCTTGAAGTGCTCCGTGCCGCTGGTGATCGTGCCGTCCAGGTGCAGCAATGCCCACCCAGTGTGTGTGCCCAGATCAAGGGCCAAGATCGTCGTGTTCATCGTCGTGCTCCAGTTCAAGGGCCAGTGACGGATGCGACGGGTTCTTTGAAGAACATCCCTTACGTGCGCGCACGCGTAGCGCGTCAATCAGGAAACCCGTCAAATCCGTCACTCGCCCGGATCGCTCAGTCATCTCGGTAGGGGTAGCCGTGGCTGTACGGCTTGGGCCTGAGGGCAATGCCCGTGATGCCACGTGCGCCCCCGGTCAGCCGACACTTCTCGAACTTGCGGGCCGCCATCAGCTCGGAGAAGCGCTTGACCGAGCCCACGTATTCACCTGCGCGCTCTGCCCATTCGCGCCAGTCGGCGAACAGCTCGGACACGCCTTCGCGGTGAGTCTTGCCCAGCAGGCAGCGCTCTTCGATCCACTGCCCGAGCGCGTCCTCGGCTTCGAAATACTCCTCGGTCGCCGACACCACGCTGGCGGGCGGCTTCAGGCCCTGGCGTTGCCAAAGGCTGCAGCCCTCGACCGCCCACGCCAGAATCCCGTCTCGCTCCTTGAGTAGTTTTTCGGTCAGCCTGCCGTCCCGCCGTTCGGGCGGGATCGTCACCGTGAACGGGATCAGGTGCAGTCGCCGCTTCATCGCCTCATCCACGTTGCGGATCGATGGCTTGTGGTTGCCTGCGATCACCAACTTGAACTGCGGCACGTACTCGAAGAAGTCCTGGCGCATGAAACGCGCGGACACCTTGTCGCCACCGGTGATGGCCTTGACCTTGGATTCGTTCCAGCGCCGACCCTGTTCGGTTTCGATGGATGACACGAAGCGTGCGCCGCGCAGGCCTGCCAGATCGGTCGGATGCCGGTCGGTGCGCGCCTCCATGAAGGTGTCCATCGGAGCGTTGGCCGCGTAGTCGCCCAAGATGGTGGTCAGGACGTTGACGAACACCGACTTGCCGTTCGCGCCCGTCCCGTACAGAAAGAACAGCGCGTGCTCACTGGTCACGCCCGTCAGGCAGTAGCCGACCATCAGTTGCAGGTAGGCCATCAGCTCGGCGTCGCCACCTGTGACGTCGGCCAGGAACGCGCGCCACGTCGGACTGTCGCCCTGCGGTGTGGCCGTGGTCACCTTGGTCATCCGATCATCGCGTCGGTGCGGTCGCATGCGGCCCGTGCGCAGATCAACCACGCCGCCTGGTGTGTTGAGCGCCCAGACGTCGGCATCCCACTCCTCGGCGGTGGACGCGTGCTTGGGATCGGAGCGTGCGATTTTCTCGACGGACGAGATCGTGGCGGAGCTGGCCAGCTTGCCTTTGAGCCGAGGGCTGTCCGCTTTGAGCGACGCCATCCTGCAGATGCCTCGCGCCAGGTGAGATACATAGAGGATCTGATCGGGATTCCAGCGCACCCCAGTCCAGACCAGCCACTTGCCCCACAGCGCGCAGTAGCGCCAGTCCTCGCCGTAGCGACGGGTGAAGGCCGAGGACAGGCCATCCTCCGTAGTCCAGTCGACACCGGTCAGCAGATCCGGTGGTGGCGTCTCCTCGACCGATCGCATCACCGGCATCCGTTCACCGACGGCGAGGAATCCACCGACATCGAAGCCTTCCGGGATGGCATCGGCCGCATCCCAGCCATCCGGCTTGTCATCGGGTGGCACCAGGATAGCGACCGTGGTCGCGCCCGCGTTCAGGATTGCTTGCGATGCACGGTCACCCGTGGCACGATCTGTCCAGAGACCAGCCTTCTCGCCTTCGAGTACCACCTCGAGGCTGTCGCCTGGGCTGCCCAGGATGTCCCCGATCAAAAACTTGCCCCGACGCTTCTTTCCCGCCGGAAACATTGTGGTCAGGACTGATTCCATGCGTGCGATCAGTTCAGTGCGAATTTCGTCCCGCTCGCTGTCATTGACGTTGCGCCGGCCCGTTTCTCCCGGTGGTGATGTGTCATTGAAATCAAGCATCGGCAGCACCCTCGTGTGTTGTCTGCTGTGCAGAGATCCAGGCTTCCAGCTCGTTGGGTTTGAAGCGAACCAGTTTGCCGACGCGGTAATGCGGAATGCGACGTTCCTGTCGTTCCTTGGCTTGTGAGAGCCAATACGACGGTAGGTTGAACATCAGTGCAGCCTGGCGTACGTCGATCAGCTGCTCGCCAAGTACGTGATTCAAATTCGAGGTATTCATGCTTGTGTCCTCCAGCAGCGGTCTTGCCACGCGCACATCCGGCATTCGAAATGGGTCGGGTCATTGAAGGCGCGCGGCAGGAGATCCCCTGCCTCGGTGGCCGTAATGACCTTCACCGCCCGATCCGACATGCGTTGGGCCAGGGCTGCGTCAAAGGGCACGGCCTCGGTGTAGATCTCCATCGTGTCGGCGTTGAGTGCCGTGAAGATCGCCGGGTGCTCGTGCAGTTCGAGATAGGCTTGGTAGATCGCCACTTGCGCGGCGT